TACCGTGGCATCTTAGGCAGCAATTGGAATAACAGCGTGAATTGCAGCTCTCGTAGTTCGAATTGGAATAATTCGCCTTTGAATTTGAATTCGAACAATTCCAGCCGTGGAGTCACTGATACAGAGCAATGTGCTTCTTGTCGTAAGCTAAACAGTCCTCTGGCTGATTCATGCACCTTGTCCAGTGAGGCAAAATACACAACGACTGCCAGTTACGGGCTAGTAAATAACATGAACGTCAGCAACTGGGCTATATGAAGCGTCACGGGAATTTGTTTGAAAAAATAATACATCCAGATAATATATTTTTGGCATACAAGAGGGCCAGAAAAAATAAGGGGTGGAGAAAAGAAGTAAAAGAATTTGAGGAAAGCCTAAGTAAGAACCTTTTGCATATACAGAAATTATTGTGTACCAAAGAGTTCACGACAGCTAAATATCGAAAAAAGATTATTTATGAGCCAAAACAACGAGAAATTTTTATATTACCGTTCTTTCCAGACAGAATCATACAGCATGCATTGCTTCAAGTGCTGATTCCAATATGGGATAGATTGTTGATTTACAATACATTTGCGTGTAGAGAAGGAAAGGGAATGCACGAGGCTTCAAAAATATGTATGAACTATGTTAGGAAGTTCAAGTATTGCCTAAAGTGCGACATAAGAAAGTTTTATCCTTCTATAAATCACTCAATACTTAAAATGATTATACGCAAAAAAATAAAATGCATTGATACATTGTGGCTGGTAGATGATATTATTGATTCGTTTGAAGGAGATAAAAATACTCCAATAGGTAATTACACTAGTCAATGGTTTGGCAATTTATACATGAATGAAATAGATCAGTACATTAAGCACAACTCAAACAACAAGGCATATATAAGATATTGTGATGATATGGTTATTTTTGGAAACAACAAACAAGAGTTACACCAATTAAGAAAAGCTATTGGGGTAATTTTGAGAGATAATCTTAATCTTCAATATTCCAGATGGTCAGTTTTCCCAGTAACACAGGGTGTTGATTTTCTTGGTTATAGGCATTTCAAGGAAAAGGTTTTGCTTAGGAAATCAACGGCAAAAAGAGTGATAAAGCGGATGAACAGATTGCCGTTACTGCTTTCTGGTGGAAAAATTACAAAAGACCAGTATCGAGGCTCGATAGCGTCAACAACAGGTTGGATGAAGTGGGCAAATACCCACAATCTCTCCATATCAATTAAACTAAGCAAACTACAGGAGGCATTATGAAGGGTTTTCCTAAATACATTAACACTCGTGAGGACTTGGAAAATACTAAAACGGATTTTCCGGCCGAGACACGCGCATGGATGCAGGACATTTATGATCACCGCCACCAATGGATCGTTGTCGGTAAACTGGAAGCGGACGAACCAGGCATCAATATAGACAACGAATTTAAGGTGGTTGAGAACAAGGACGCACAGACTGGCGAGGTGACTGATCGCTATCAGTACGAGTACAAGGAAGACCCTAACGGCACGATTTTCCGCCTTGGCTTTGCGTCGTATGATGAGTTTTTGGCTTTCATCGCCGCAATTTAGCAACCTTACATCCACCGAGGCTAACTATGGAACAAACAATCGTCAACTGGGTTTTAACCGCGGCAGGAACCGTCCTCGGCTTCCTTCTAAATGCAGTATGGCAAGCTGTTAAAGACTTGCAAACCGCCGATAAGCAACTCGCGGATAAACTAGCGACGATTGAAGTCCTTGTTGCTGGAGAGTACGTCCGAAAAGATGAGTTTGACCGGGTTATCCAACGATTGTTTGAGAAGCTCGACCACATAGAAGAAAAATTTGACCGTAATAGGAGTCACCCATGAGTACATCGTATAACCCAGCGCGCGATACTATTGTCCGAAGAGCGTTGCGTATGGTCGGCGCGTTTAACTCCGGAGATGTGCCTAGACCTGAACAATTAGCGGATGCTGTCGATGTCCTTAATATGATGATTAAAGCGATGCAGATTGAAGGGCATCTCTGGGTTAAAATATTCGCGGAATTGACTTTGGCCGCGGCGCAAAACGCCTATGACATCGGGGGCAACTCTGCCTGTGTCATCAAGGGAACATCAACCGCTGCTTCAAGGCCGTTTCGTATTTATGGCGTGAACCGCAAAGCATCAACTGGAGGAAACGAAGTCCCCCTCCTTGAATTAAGTCGTAAATCATGGATGGAAGTGCCTACAAAGTCTTCTACGGGGACCCCGGTGCAATATTACTATGACCCACAAATGATGACCGGCAAACTCTATGTATGGCCTACGCCGCAAGATGGGACGACATATAAACTTTTAATCAATATGGACCGACCGTTATCAGATATTCTTGATGATACGGAGAATTATGATTTCCCCCAAGAATGGTTAGAATTACTCTGTTACGGTTTAGCTTGGCGAATCGCCCCGGAATATGGTATGAGTATAGCTGAAAGGCAACAATTGGCTACTGAATATGCCTCCTTACGAGATATAATCCTCTCTGGGGATACCGAAAGTAATTCAGTCTATTTCCAGATGGAAGGACACTAATATGGCGACTTACGCAAAATCAATGGATGTCTTGCTCAATCAATTACGCTCTGCGCTCGGTTCGCTTATCGCGGGGACGGTTACGTTTTACGAGCCGGGCAGTACGACGCTCGCTTCGGTGTATATGGACAGGGGCAAACAAGAGCAAGCCGCAAACCCGTATACTCTTTCCGCCGACGGCCAAGCAGAACTCTTTGGTGATGGGCTCTACCGCGTCGTGTTGAAAAACGCTTCGGGTGTAACGATTTATGACTGGGATAACCTTGAGTTTATCGACGCCCAAGGGACGGCGGAAGAAAGTATTCGGGACTTTGAAGAGCTTAACTACCGGAACACGCTGGGTCTTTTGAGTTTCAGTAAGATGTATTTCGATACATTCGCGGCCTTTGGTACGGTTACACTTGGCGGGACTGTAACTCCAAGTTACAACGCAGCAGATACAAGTTACAGTGGTGTGTCTGGGTCCACCATTACTACCCCGATTATGTTTGAAGTAACAACGCCGCAGACCCGTGCGTATCTTCTCGATTCAAAGGATGATATTTCCTTCACCCGAGAGTTCTCCGTGGATAGTGGTGAGACGTGGATTGAAATCGCCGATGGTGGCGGTATTTATTACCCAGACGGATTCACCCAGATGCAGCTGCGGTACACATGGGGTAGTTCAGGAAAGCTCTATTCATTCGGTCTGGCGTATAGTCTCTACGCAGCGGATTATGTCACGTCAAATAATTTCTATTACTCGGTCAACTACGATACGCTTGCCGAGGCGATTACCGCTATTGGTAGCACTGCTAACAGCACTCTCGTTATTAACTCCACCATTCCGGTTGGGGCTACTTCGCAAATTATACCAAGTAACGTTGCAGTGACGATGCAGAACGGGTATCCGATTAACCTGAATGCGGCTTTGACCATCAATGGTCCGTTTGATTGCGGTCTGTTCCAAGCCTTTACCGGGGCGAGCAGTGTAACTTTTGGGTCTGGTTCGATTCGGTACTACGAACCGAAATGGTTTAACAATACGACGCAACCACCAGTAGCAAACGGGTTCGCTGTTGGGACTATCACGAAGAACCGTACTCCGTCAGTGGGCAATCCGAAAGGCTGGGTCTGTACTGTTGCTGGTACACCCGGAACATGGGTCAGCGAGGGCAATCTCTAATGCCGGTCATTAATTTTTATCCTCCGTATTACAACACAGCGGGCATCGCTAACTCAGTTGCGATTAACGATGCGCAAGACGTGTATTTTGAATCACGCGCAGAGGGGCAGTTCTCCTTACGGAGACGCCCCGGCATCGAATTATTGAGCGGGCTCACAACCGACATCGGCCAAGGGATGTACTGGTCAAACCGGTTACAGTGCCTTTTTGTTGTCGCGAGTGGTAAATTCTATAAGTACACAGATGCCTTTGGGACAAAGATTGAAATGACAGGGGTTAACCTTGACGATGGTGTCCCGGCGACTTTTGCCGAAGCCCAAAAACTTGATTTGTCTCCTATCTGTTATGTCGCCAATAACAGCCTTCTCGCATACACTGACGGGGCGACCATCCAAAACCCAACTGACCCCGCCACCCCAACGTCTACGATGGTTGTGAGTTATAATAACCGTGTCTGGGCGAACGACGTGTTCCATCGGCAGGATTTCTACGTTACTGATGTTAATGATGATGGTCTTAACGACCCGACGTATTGGTCGAGTGCCGTCAACCCATTCCGTGCTGCGCAGAAACCAGATAACATTGTCGCGATGGCGTCTTCATGGAACGAGGTCCTTATCTGGGGATGTGACTCTTGTGAGATTTGGCAAGAGGATGGTGTTACCCCTGTCAGCCCACTCGTTGGTGCATCTATCGAGGCAGGTATCTTCGCACCATATAGCTTGAAAAAAGCTGATAACACGTGGTTTGCTCTTATGTGTCTCCAAGGCAAGCGGGCGGTTGTTAAGTTAAGTGGTAGAAGCCCGCAGGTTATATCCGAGCCCATCGCGAATGAACTCGCTTCTTACAATACCATTTCCGACGCACGGGGCATGCTGCTCTTCACCGGCGGTTTGAATATGTATATCCTTAATTTTCCAACCGAGAAAAAGACTTGGGCGTATGATATGAAGACCCAGACATGGACTCGGTGGGGAGCATGGGATAACTCCAGAGCGGTCTATAATAACTTCCTTGGGATTGATATGGTGTACAGCCCACTATGGAATAAGCATATGGTCCAAACTGCGCAGGGGTCACTCTACACTATTGATAGACGCAACTACACTGACGCGGGGGCTACTATTCGGTCTAAAGTCGTAACTGGGTGGATTGACCACGGGACGTGGGGGCGGAAGCGGAGCGACCAGCTCATTATCAAACTCCAGACAAATCAGCAAGGGAACTATAAAATCCTCATGCGTCATCGCGATGACGGTAGGCCACAGTGGTCGAATTATATGGAAATTCCGGTCTCCTATCTTGGGGCGGCCGATAGCTTCGCAAAGATGAACCGACTTGGTACGTACCGTAGCCGGCAATACGAGTTTGTTATGACTGACCCTGTTGATATGGCGATTATTGGCCTCGAAGAAGACGTTACAGGAGCTATCTCGTGAGTGTAGGTTCGACCTCCCAACAGTTGCCGCAACCACCAAAAACAGAAGACAAACGTGAGTGGTATCGGTGGTACTATAAGATTTTTGAGTTGGTAAATAATCTCTACGTTCCGCCAGCTAAAACAGATGACGCTCCTACGGGGGTGTCGTACGTAGGGAAATTATATTGCACTGCTTCGGGTATCCTCTATATTTATACAGCAACAGGATGGCAGAAAGTGGGGGCTCAGTGAGACGAACGAAAGTCATTTGCCAGCAATGTGGCTCTGTCATACCAGCAGTTACAACTGGCATGCTGATTTCATATTCTTGCCCATCTTGTGGTTGCGAGCATAGTGAAAAAGTAGAAGTTGACGAGGAGTTCTTTAATCGCTTTGCGTACAATAGACACACAGACCCGTCTAAAAGTATGTTGCTGCCTATTACTTACCAATGCAACGAGACCTGTAGGCTTTGTTACGCACCAAAGGGAGACCATAGAAGTGTTGAGTGGTGTCTAGAACAAGCAGCAGCGCATAAGTCTAGAAGAGTGTTTCTGAGTGGTGGCGAGCCGACCATTCACCCACAGTTGTTTGATATTATTTCTGGTATGCCTAATTTCAGCACCATTCTAACGAACGGTAAAGCCTTTGCTGATGAGAAATTCCTAAACGAATATATTGCTGTTGCACCCCCAAAAGATAGGATGCTCAGAGCTTGCGTCAGTATCCATGTTAATATGCCTGATTATAAACACCAGATGATTGACAATGTGCGGCGCGCGGGATTGTTCCTTGACACAGCTATGTTTAGCATTATTGATATAAACGAGCTTGATGAATTGATTGATGTCTGGCAGAGAAACAGAGATGTTATGCCGATTATCAGAATCCGTACACCGTTCAACTCATGGAAGCAGTCTGCCGAGAAGACATTGTTCCTATCTCAAGTTTACAACGAGTTCATGAAAAAAGTCCCAACGGCGCAGGTCATTGACGCGCTTGGTGGCAATAGCATATTCAATGTAAATTTGGCGAGTGGCAATAACATCATATCACTTTGTTCTGCACCGAGTCCTACAGCAATGGACATTGACGCGTGTAAGAATGCTCCGTACAGCCTAGCAGAGAATGGGAAAATATATCCAGTTCCTGTAGCGTGGGTGGTCAATGAATATACGATTTGCTAATTCGATAGAAGATGTTGATAATCTTGCAGTTATGGCGTATAATTTCACTAAAGAATCCAAATACGTTATCGTTGATAAAGACCGCCCAAGAGAGACATACTGGCCACTTATCCAGAGTGGTGTGGGCGCAATGCTGATGCTGGAGGATAATGGTATACTTGTCGGTGGTCTTGGCTGTCTAAAATACCCAGATTTGCATTCTGGGGAACTTTTCGCTGTTGAAACATTCTGGTATGTTCTACCAGAACACCGAGGAACTGGTTTATTACTATTAGAGGCATATGAAAAATGGGCGAGAGATAATGGTTGCGTCAAATGCGCGATGATTCACATGGTGGACTCTATGCCAGAAAAACTTGAAACGATCTATAAACGAAAAGGCTACAGTCTTATTGAGAAACATTATGTAAAGGAGTTATCGCTATGAGTGTTATATCAGGAACCATTGGAGCAATAATGGGGTCAAACGCTGCAGAGGACGCTGCCAACACCGCTGCCGCTGCACAACGAGAAGCAACTGCCGCACAGGTTGCTGAATCGCGTCGTCAGTATGATATAAACCGACAAGACTTTTCTCCATATATGGCAGCTGGGTATCAAGGTCTTGCTGGGCTTACTGGACAGACACAATACTATACAGATCCAACGACAGGCAAGATAACCACCTACCAAGGTCAAGCCTTGGATAGAACAGTTGATCCGTTCACAGGACAGCAGATGGCATTGCCATCTTACGCGGATATGGTATCTGGTAAACTGAGTGATTATTCGAATGATCCGTCAGTAACTGCCCAAAAAGCTCTAGCACAGAAAGAATTAGCACGTCAGCAAGCGGCTCGTGGGTTGTCTTCTTCTGCTACATCAGCTAACGCTGCCGCAGAGCTTGGCATGAAGTATGATGTTAGTGGTTATGATAGATACCAGCAACAGCTACAGAACTCATACTCAAATGCTCTTTCTGAATTTGGGACGAAATATGGCATTAACTCTGATAAAATATCAGACCTTCAGAACCTAACAAAGATTGGTCAAGGAGCAGCAGGAAGTATTTCAGCATCTGGGGCTAATACGACAAGCGCCATCAACCAAGCACTCCAAGCACAAGGGTCACAAGCGGCAGCATCTGCCCTTCAGTCTGGGGCAACGCAATCATCGCTCTATAGTGGTCTTGGTAACCTAGTTCCGTCTGCTCTAAGTGCTGCCAACAGCGCGCAGAATCTTGGGTGGTTTGGGAGTAGTACTGGGAGCGGTACGATAACTCCGTACAGTAGTTTCACTGGTTGGAACCCTGCTACTGATACTGCTATTGGCAGCGCGTCTTATTTGGGTGATGGACAACTCTGGGATTAAGGATACTATTATGGCACAAACAATAGGTGTAGTTGACCCGTGGTCTGGTATGACAAAAGGTGTTGAGACACTCCGCCAAGCGGCGACAGCTGCTGACGAGCGGAAACTTAACGAACTCAAGATGCAGATGACCAAGCAGCAGATGGAGGAGAACGCTCTTAAACTCCAAGCGGCTAAGCAGGCATGGCAAGACCAAGAAGCCCGTCGGTCATTAGCGCAGCAGCTCGAAGGGACGCGGGATGTCACTACGACAACCCCCGGGTATGGGTCATTAGCCGCCGTACAAGCTTATGAGCAAGCCGCCAGTAACCCCGCGGTTCTTGCCGCGCAAGGTGGGGAACGTGCCGACACGACTGGGTATCTTGACAGGTTGAACGAAGAAGCTATTGCTGCTACAAAGGCATCTGGCGCGCTTGGGCGGGAAGCGCAGACGACTACAACTACGCAACCGGTGTATTCGCCGCTCGAAAAAGCACAACAGATGTCTGCTCTCCAACAGTCGCAGGGAGATTATAAAGGTGGATTAGAGACGCTTGAGGCTGGTGTAAAAACGGCGTTCGCAGTACCAAAGCAATACACTGAAGCCTTTAACACCATTTCCAACGCCGTCGAAAACTTCCGTATTAGTGAAGTAACACAGGGGCGTACTCCTTCCCAAGAACAACTTCGGGCATACGCAGCCCAACAAGCACAGATGGCGGGTTATCCGCAAGAGTGGATTCGGTCTGCTGCTACCACATCATACGGCCCGGGTACGATGGCCCAACAAACCTCCGGCGGAGTAGTAACGTATACCCGCGATAAAGATGGTAACTGGGTTGGGAAGTTTACAAAGGTCACCCCTACGGAGCAGTGGAAGGACTTAGGAACGCAACGTATTGGCCGCCAAGAAGTACTTGTCCAACAGAATATGGCTACGGGGGAGAAGAAATACATGAAGATGTCTCCTGACGTAGCGCTTGTTGGCGGCGGTGGCGGCGATGGCGGCGGCCTTGGCAAAGCACAAAAAAGCACCTATGTGGACGCGGACGGAACTCCACTTAATTTTTACTCATCTACTGGGCAGTACCTCCGCGCTACAGACGGGCAACCACCCACGAGTATTACTGCGAGAACTCCGGCTGCTGTCGCGACCCAAACTGGTGAGATGCAAGCGTTGGCCACGGAGGTTGCCCAGATTCAAGAGCTTGCAAAGAGCGTAAATACTGGCCCAATATCGGGCCCTGTGGGGTCGGCGGCGAAAGTCTTTGGTAAGGCGTCGGATAAATTTACTGACCTCTCCACGCGCATCCAGTCTGTTAATAACATTATGTTGCGGTTACGGTCTGGTCTGGCGGTTACCGAGCAAGAATATAAACGCTTTCAAAAAGAGTTTCCGACAATCAACGACCCAGAAGCCGTATTTCAGCAAAAAGCAAAAACGGCTTTTGAAAATTTACAAAAATCTATGGAGGCTCGCGGCGCGGCTTTGGGACGCGCGGGTTATCAGAGCCCAACGAGTGGTGGCAGTGGCAAAAAACCTCTGTCTGGATACTAGGAGACGTTTATATGGATTACCAAAAAGCTCTTGCTGATGGCTATAGTGCGGAAGACATAATGGGTGAGTTGTCCCGCCGCGGTGTTAAAATGAACTACAAGCAGGCTATCGCTGATGGCCACGACCCTATGGCTGTGCTGACGGAAATGAATAACCGAGAAAGCGCGGGTGAAACCGCGCCAGCGGGAAAAACAAAGACGGTAAAAGAAGTCGGCCAGAGCAAAGAACAGCGGGAGTTTGCCCGGCAGTTTATTAAATCCCAAGGTGCGTTCCCCAAAGGATTGCTTGAAGGTGTGCCTATTATTGGTACCCCCGATAAAACCGAGGCATATATCCGCCAAGCGTATGGACCAGAAGCAACAGCGCCGACAGTAGCGGAAGCTATGGCGAAGGGTCTCGGCCGTCTCGTAAGAGAGCCGGGCGCAGTGGCATATGACTTCGCTCAGAACACCGGGGCAGGCATTAACCGGATGGTGTCACTGCCGTACAGAAATATCCGTGCAGCTACGAAATACGCCCAGCCCGGCGACGTAGAAGCCGGTGAAGAACTCCGTAATTTGCCAGTAAACTTAGTTAAGGGCGCTGTTGCCCCGCTAGGTCTCGCAGGATTCGACGCCGCTAAAGAAGCATGGCAACAAGACCCGATTGGGAGTATTCTCGCTGCTGGGGGTGCTACTAAAGCTGTTCCGTCCGTCGCAGCGGCGGCGAAGACTGCCACAGCTGGTGCGCTCGACCTCGGTACTCAGCTTTACACAGGAGCTAAAGGCGGTCTTGGGGAAGGCGGTGTTTCCGGAGCGGTTACTCGTGGGCGGCAGGCTATTTATAATAAGCTTTCTCCAGTCGCACGGGAAAATATTTTCACCAAGATGTACGAGCGGCTAACCCCTAAAAAAGAGCGTCGTATTATGACCCCCGAAGACCGTGCTGCGCTTGTCCAGAAAGGGCGGGAAGCCTTTGATGAAATCCAAGACCAAGCAGCAAAGGGTCGGGTTGAAATCGGTAATGAGTACACTGCCGCTGATAACTGGGAAGCAACCCGGCAGGCGCAGCGTAATATCTGGGACCAAGAAATACAGCCGCTACTCGACGCTTCGGGGCAGACAGTAAATACTACCCGTCCTATTGGTGGGTTGCTGAAACAACAAGCCGCTGAGTGGCAGGGCGCAGGTAAACCACAATGGGCAACTAAAGCCGCAGCTGAAGCCGAGTGGTATAACCGACCGCATACTCCACAGGAAGTACAAGCACGGATTGCCGCGCTTAACGAAGAACTGGGCAGTTCACAGCTTAATATATTCAAAGACGAGCCTGCGTTAGCACGGCTTAAAATGCGTGAGTTGGGCGAATTGCGCGCCGCTCTTGACCAACATGTTATGGACACTATCCCGGGGTCGCCAGAGTTCCAGACACTTAAAAATCGTTACGGCGCGTTACGTGATTATGAGACACGACTGGGCAATCTTATCCTTGAAGATTTGAAGCGCTCTACGAACCCAGAAGCACGGGGACTATCTCGTCTTGCCGCTGCGGAAGGTGTTGGCGGTGTAATTATGGCTAATCCGAAACTTATTGTTTTGGGTGCCACGACACAGGCCTTGAAGATTCTACGGAACCGTGCTACAAGCGCCGATGTTCTTGTGGGACGTATGATGGCTACACGCAAAGCCGCTGGGTTTACCCCACGGGAGATGACTCCTACACCTCCGCCAAGAACGACTACGTTTGAGCCGACAGTAGGTGCAGAGATTCCTGTAGGGCCACAGGCCGGACCACAAGGTGTAAATACTGGGGGTATTGTTCAGCCGGAGCCGGGGCCCGCAATGATAAATGAGCCTACTGTTGGAGCGCAAATCCCCGCGCAACAAAGCTCCATGCCTGTAGCAAGAGATATGCGTCAGCCAGCTCCTCCAGAGCCTACGGTCTACGACCCTACGGTAGGAGCAGAGATTCCAATTAAACAAAATACAAAGCCCTACGCTAAAATGACAGTGCAGGAACGAAAAGACATGGTCCGAGACTTGAGTAATAAATATGGCTTGACGATGAAGGAAGCTGCTGATATTATTCGAAAAAATCAGCAAAGCGGTAAATCGTCAGGGTTATAATGCCTACCAAGGAGCGCTACGAGCGCGACAAAGAATATTATCGGCAATGGAACAACTCAGAGAAGCAGGCTCAAGCTGATGCAAGGAAATTTAAGAAACGTGCTGAAGAAGGGCGTTGCGCTAAATGCGGCCGGCACTTCGAGAGGTATTTAGGTGACCATCAAAACCGCTGTATACGTTGTCTTGAACTGAAGCATATAGAAAACCATTTGCGCAATGGAGGGTTTTAGTGGAGATTATCAATGCTGTTGTGCCGGACGATTTCGTTCTGTACGATATGAGTGACTTACACATAGGTTCGCCGTTGTGTTCGCTAGGTGCGTTACAAGAGGTTATCGCCGAAGTAGCTGCTAACCAAAAAGCGCGGCTCATCTGTAAAGGTGATGCCATTGAGTGCATTCTTCCGAACGACAAGCGGTACAGCCATACTGGAATCATGGACGAGTACAAAACTCCACAGGCACAAGCGGAGAAAGTAATTGAACTGTTCTCACCTATTAAGAAAAAAATACTTGCGTGGGGCATAGGCAATCACGAATTAAAAATTATTAATACTGCAGATTTAGGTCGTTATATGGCAAAAGAACTTAATGTTCCATACGGTGCATATAACTTCAAGATTATTTATACTAGCAAAAAAGATAAATCATATATGTTCCGTACCTATCATACTCATGGATGGGGAGGTTCTCAGTCTAATGCAAAAGATGACATTCAAAGAGATGCCAACATGCGAGCCTCTTTGAAACACAAACTCGCCAAGAGCGGCCATGCTGATTGTATCTATATGAGCCGTGGGCATGACCATCAACTGACTGTTGTAGAACCGACAATCCAGAACAGACTGTACTTAACTGATGATGGTACACAGATTCACCAACACTACCGGCAGCACACGGACCAGTCAGCAAGTTTTATCCCACCAGATGCTCGGTGGTATGCGACAACAGGGAGCTTTAGAAAGATGTACTCCCCCAGCGGCAGCTTCGCGACCGACTATGCAGAAATGGCAGGATACTCGCCGTCAGAGATTGGGTTCGTAAAAGTTATCGTGAAGGACAAACAAATTGTTGACGTACAGAAAACAGTAGTGTAGGGTGTTCTTGCAATCTCATTGCAATCTTGGTGGTAAGATTAGGGGGCTCAAAACGCCCCCTTTTCTTTTGTCTTACCCCAGACCCGCCACTGCGGTTGGAGTTCCTGCTTCCTCTCGAACGAGAGCCATTGTCACGTTACCCAAGACCGGTGCGTGGGCTTTTATCTCCCAGCACTGGACAACGGCTCCAACCTGTCCCGCCAGACCTTTCACCAAGTTCACCCGCGCTTTATCCGTAGCCAAGACACCCTGTGCCATGAGGTCGTACTTCACTTTGTGCGACGAGTACGAATGCTCCGATAGATATGCACGGAAGTCTGGGACAGAAATAAAGAGTTTGCCGCTGTCCATCTCATATCGGTACAGAACTGCGCCTCTGGAATCCCGCGCGGCTTGGGTGGATGAATTTGTCCCGACAATGACACCATGCTGGTTGTACTTCGACAAGAACGCACCGAGAATATCAATAGCAGAGGTCGTGGTCAAATCCTTCTTGGTATCCTTGGCGTTCTTCAGCGCGTCAACAACAAAGTCAAGCAGCGGAGCGGGCTTGGCAGAAATCAACCCAAGTGAATGAGCAATACTTGCACCGTAAATTGTAGCCCCTGCAACGGCTAACCAGAATCGCTCGCCGTGCGCCGTACCCAGTCTATCCTCAAGCATCTTCACAACAACGTCAATCTTCTCTTGGTGCTTGTCTTGATGGTCAACAAGATACTGGATATACTTCGCTCCACCGTGCCCGTAGTTTTTCGTAATGGCACGATAGACATCTGTTGCTGTATTCCGGCAGAATGTAAAGCAGGTGTTTACTGGGATTTCAATGACCCGGTTCAATTCTGCCGAGGAGTCACCCTTATTCGCAGCGAGCTTGTCGAGGAGGCTGTGGTTCGATGAAACAACTGCAATGGTGTTCCATGTGTTGAGGTTACCCCGTTCAGAACCGTTTCTACTTAACCGACCCCTATCACGCCCTTGGGTTACACGGTAGGCGAGTTCTGACAAGTCCTCCTTGGCGATATTCGATACTTCATCGATGGTAACCGGTAGCGACCCAGACAGACCAAGACGGGAGATTAAGAAGTTCTTGGTATCGTCCTTCTGTAACATCAATCCGTCCGGTGCGCCATAGAACGACTGGATCCAACGGCCGACCAGAGTCTTACCCGAACCAGAATCACCAACGCACGATACTAACGCCCCTGCGAAGCCGGTGAAGCGCAATAACGGCGCACCGAACGCTCCGGCGCAGAATGCGAAAAAGTGATTGATGGTATCTTCGTTATTAAAATGCTTTGTGGTTTCGACCCATTCCGCGGCGTCACCATGCTCACCATATGCACCGGCGGCATCAGGAACAGATTGAGCAAGACCAATATCTACCGGCTCATTGCCCCGCTGAAATAATTTACTTCCGAGGATGAACGATAATGGCTCACCGGCCTTATCTTGCCTCCATCCCATTTGGTTATAGAGCATAGCGACCTTTGTCTTCGCCCGTAGTTTAGCGGCGTAGCTCTCTAGGTAGGACTGCATCATATTCTTCTCCCCTTTGCCCACTACTTGCACATGGTTGTCTGACAGCGCCATAAACAGAGCCTTGCTATCATGGAACAACGCTGACCGAATTGCAAAGTCTTTCACCCCGTCGTGCGGTGTGTGGTGGCGGAAGGTTGTGGTCTCATACCCCAACGAGGAATCATAAGCAATAAGTGTGGGGTAGATGTCATATGGGTAAATTATCTGAACGCCGTCTTCATCTTCAACGGCGATACCGTTTTTAGAACGGACAAACCCTGTCGGTGGTTCAAGCTCTTCAGGTTTCGTCTCAAGACGCTCAACAACACGGCCAAGCACCATTGGGGTCTTGATATGCCCTTTGTGGGAACAGCCAACGCAGCCGGTCGGAGACACGGCGTAGAAGCCCGCACAGGTAGTCGGTGGGACTTTGTGTTGTCTGATTTTCTTATCAGTCTCTTCTGGCGAATAGTCTGGGTGACCTGCTGACCACTCATGAATAAGGTCATTACCTTCAGAACAATGGCGGAGTAGGCCAATCGTGGCGTACCATAACGGCTCGTCAACATTACCTTTTGTATCACGGACACGAGCGACTTGGGGGCACTTCTCCGCAACAATGCGCCCTGATGTAGGTGGTCCGGTTTCAAGACCCATAAGGAGGTCAGCGTTCAGCCCGCCTTCAGGCGCAGCAAACGCATTTGTCTGGACTTTCGCTTTTTTAGCCGCTGTATGAACTGCCTCGGCGAAGTCCGCAAATGATACGGCAGGACTTTCCACTTGTAAAGTAACGGTCTTTGGGTTTGTCGGGTCTTTACGATGCGTTGCCCCTACCGGGCGAAGGACTGACGCACTATCAGCAGTACGCATCGGGTCAATCTCAAACCCGTGGGAAACCGCAAGCTGCTTCAGGATTTGGGCAAGGCCTTGCCACTGCGCGGGGTACATATCTTCTTCAATCGCCCAGTGTGCGTAGAGACCATTACCAGACGAAACAACTGATGGCTTTGGCAGATTTGTGTTCCGGACGAAATCTCCTAGCGCTTGCGCCCCCTCAAGCTGATTCGCGTACGGCTTACCTTCACCACAGTCGATGTCCATCCAGAATGAACGGATGAGCTTGACGTTATCCTTCCGACGGTTTTCTGGCGTCTTAAAGGAGGCTTGGGCCACAAACACCGTGTGGCCCGCCTTATCCAGTGCTTGGATCCGAGCCCAAGCATCATCGACTGTTTCGTGGAAAAAATGTTTGAAGCCTTTTTCTAACTGCTGACCGACAATAATAATCCCGGTTGTGGGAAGAATCTTGTGGAGGAACTCGACCATAAAAACCCCTTTCGTGGCAGACTTCTATACTAGCTTCTTACTGCCCCGATGTCAAGACTTGCACAAGTATCCTACGGGTAGCGTCGAGCCGTTCAGCGCGAACAAATTCCTTCTTGTTTAACGGTAACAACCCTTTAGCCACTGCCATCTCAATCGCCCCCGCAATCTTTTCAATGGCATTAACAATGTGACCGTTCTTCGGGGTTGTTCCTTTTCTCCAATTAAAAAGCGTAGGAGGGGTTACTTTCAGAATCTCCGCAGCGTTCTTCATGGAAATCTCCGCTGCTTCTAACGCAGCAAAAAGTCTATCTATCATAATAATCCTCCTTGTATCCGTTTGCCTATCCAGTGCATCACCGGAACGGCCATCGAGTTGCCAAGCGCTTTATATCGTGGTCCGTCTGGTGACTCTTCCTTTTTTCTCCACGGTATGTTGGTGTAGCTATCTGGGAACCCTTGCAGACGTTCACACTCAATTGGAGTCAGGCGGCGGACTTGCATGGATGGCGTGAACAGATGCTGGTCATGCGTAGTGCTTAACGTCATGGCCTGGTCCTCGCTGCCGAGATATCCCTTCCCTCCTCCTTCGCAGCCGCAACGGACTTTGAACGCCACCGCTGGGGCGGTGTTTCCACCAGCATTGCTTGGCAATGTCGGCGATACATTTTCGTCCCACCCAATGCTTCTTGATTGCGCACCCTGACCGCTTTTAAATGCACCAATCGGCTGCATCACCGTCGGCCCGCTTGCGTTGACGCTGCTGCCAGGCGTCCCCATCGTGCAGGCGACGTCGCCGGTTATTGCGCCGTTGTAGCAGTCTGTTCCGACTGCGTACGCCACCGCCGGAGGAATGAGTACACTGTTACCCACCTCACTGATGCTTCCCGCGGGGCCGCCTGACAATTTCATCCATTTGCTTGTCACTGTTGGGGAGCAGTCGCTACCATCTGAAGCGCAGACTGGAGCATTTCCGGCAGTTGCTTTCCCCTTTTCTCTGCTCGGCGGAGTATCCCTTCGCATGCCCTCGAACTCAAAAAGAACCTTGGGTGGACTGAAGTCTTCTCTAGCACTTGCGACAACGAACACACGACGGCGTCGTTGGGCCACTCCGAAATATTGGGCGTCGAGGATTCGCCATGCGACTGTTCTTTTGGGGCCAATAACACAACCCGCGTTTGCCCATTTTCCCCCTGCACCGACGAGCGGAACAGTTTCCCCTGCGAGACCTGCCAAGAAACATCCGAAGGCATTGTCTTTTGTTGAAAGGACTCCTGGGACGTTTTCCCAGACTGCGACACAAGGTTGTTCACCTCTTGACTCTCGGACGAGGTCGATTGCGTCGAGGAGATGTATGTAGGTGATTGAGAGCTGTCCACGGTCATCCTCCAATGAGTTTCTTAATCCTGCCACGCTGAACGCTTGGCACGGTGTACCACCGACAAATACGTCTGGAGCTTCTACGCTTCCATTAAGTACCATTGGTGTAATCTTTGTCATGTCTCCAAGGTTTGGAATATCTGGATAATGATGAGCCAATACCGCACTAGGAAACGCCTCTATCTCCGACAGCCACGCAGCCTCCCAACCTAATGAATGCCATGCAACTGTTGCGGCTTCTATGCCGCTACAAACTGACCCATAGCGTAACCCCTTCATATCTTTACCTCTCCTCAATGGGAGGGGCGCTAGGCCCCTCCGTATCATCGAACCAATCGGCCCCGCACTCGAGGCATTCCCATTGGGTAGTGTAGCCGTCGATGCACCACATATCATACAGTTCACGGCTAATCACCATCGGTGAATTACATACAGTGCATTTCATCCTAGAGCCCAAGAGCAGCAATCATCTCGTCATTGGATGGCACTGCTGAAGTTTCAACAGGCGCTGCTGCCGGTTTCGCTGCACGAGTCTTTTTCGGTGGCTCAACTACTTCCTCAACTTCCTCAAAGACCGCCGCCGGAGCAGGCTGTGCAACCGGAGCGTCAGGAGCAGGATCAGGCTGAACAACCGGAGCGACCGGGGCAGGAGCTGCCAGAGCCATCTGCGCGAGTGATACGCCCAGAACTTCTTCTGCGTCGCCCATACGAGACTGGAGTTTGGCGTACTGCGCGCCGTCGAGAACACCACCGAATGTAAACGTCAGCACCGGAAAACTGAATGCCGGGTCAAAGCCAATCGTGGTAATAACTGCCTCGGCAGGGAGGTTGTTGGTCTGGAGCAGTCGAGCATATACACCGAGATTCTTCAGCGACATTGCAGGAATCTTCATCCGGTAGACTTTTCCATTTGCGAACAGCGCAATGGATTTGCTGTCTTGGCAGGCTTTGCCCTTGGTTGGGTTACCCGATGCGTCCGTACCAGTCCCAAAAACGTTCTGCGGGCATCCTGCGCATGCTGTTGCTTGTGGGAGTGGGCATCCTGCGTCTGGTGTCCGACCATTTGAACTGGAGCAGTCCGGCTTTTGTGCTTCTTGCCCCGGTACGAACTTGGTGGCGTACCAGATTTTATCTACGTTCGGCTTCGACTTCAGAATAACAGCTTGCAGTTCTAGTTGTTTCAGCGTCGTCTCATTACCGCCTTCACGAACAACAAAGCGTGTACCATTCAGCGCAATCGTTGCCGGTGCGGAACCCATTGGAAGCCCAGCAAGCAGATCGTTGTTAGCAACCTGTACATTCTGAAGGTACGCAGGCAGATTCGTTGTGTCGATAGTCATTAATGCACTCATTTTATTTCTCCTTTAGTTTTGTTCTCTCACGGAGAACATTTAGTTTATCACTGAGAACACCCACACCGTGGGCAGACCATTATGCGCAATCTACGATCGTAGATAAGCTCGCACCCACAATCATCGCAGTACTGCGCTGCCATTACCCCTTCCCCTTTCTGACTTGTACGATTTGTACAGCCGTGTAATTGACACCCGGAGGTGGTGGGTTGCCCCGTTCTGCGCCCATATCATCGAGTACAGCGCTCTTGTTTACAGCGTGAGTTAAATACTCATACCGCTCACCTTCCTGTACCCACCCAAGGAACGCATCCCAGTCACCCATTGTTACTGATTCTTTTGTTGCAATATAGGCCGTGCCATATTTAGTAGCGGCGTTCTTCATCCCGCCCATCACCAACTCATGGCGCAGCCACTCTTCACGATTCCGTTGAAACTCCTTCAGAGGAGCAAGCCGCTCCTCCAATTCCGCCTCAAGCCGCTTAATCTCTTCTCTGGTTTCGATGTACTTCTGGACAACTGTTTCGATAGTAATGTCACTCATAGGACCCCTCCTAATTGATTTGTGAGTCAAGTTATACTAAAACATTTTATGACTGTCAAGCATTTTTTATAAAAATAATTATTTTTTTATTTCTTCAATAAATCCAACACTAGACTCTGTAATTTTCCCCGTTCCTTCAGGACGCCGTACACTTTTCTCTCAACTGTTGTGCCATAAATATGCACGATGTTGGTGTGAAGCGTCTGGCCGGGGCGTATAATACGGGCGTTTGCCTGCTCGTACACTTCATTGCTGAATGGTGGGCAGTACCAGATTATGGTATCAGCGGCTGTAAGTGTAACCCCATGAGACATTGCCTGTGCGTTAGCGATGATAATCTTCGGGTTAGGGTTTTCTTGAAATGCGTTGAAAATTGTATCACGCTTCCCCTTCGACGTAGACCCGTCAACAATAGCACACGTCCAGTCTTTGACCAGTTCGGTGTGGAGAGCTTCAAGCGCGCCTGTGAATGGGACGAACACGATGACTTTCGCTTTGGCTTCATTGATACACTCCTTGAGGACATTAAGCCTCGGCCCGAAGTCGAGCTTTGCTCGTTCATCTCCTGCGTATGCAACACCACAAGCAGTCTGGAGTAGTTTGCTCACTAACACTGCCGCATTCACCGCCGTTACTTCTTTCCCGTCAATTTCAGTCGCTGCCTCACGTTGCAGTTTCGTGAAATGTTTCTGCTGGTCTGGCGAGAGCTGGGCTTCCCGTTCGTGGTAAATAGTCGGTGGGAGGTCAACACAATCCTCCAAAGCGTAGCGAATCCGTGGGTGCATGACTTGATTGATGACCTGTTCCGACCCAGTCCGTGCGATCCATTTGAACGGAGAGATTTGCACCATCGTGATATTCTTGAACTTCGTGAAGTTACCGTTAAAGTTCTCCGGCTTAATCAGTTTCACTTGCCCGTAGGCATCTGTTGGCGCATTCGGTGTCGGTGTACCAGTCAGACCCCATGCCCACTTCTCCGGTGTGATGAGTGATTTAATTATCTTGAACCGCTCCGTCTTGGCGTTCCGCATCACAGCTAACTCGTCAATCACGATGAGGTCAATATCCCCGCGTTGGCGCAGCTCTTCAATAATTGTCCCGGTGCCGTCGTGGTTAATGATATAAAAGTCTACGTTCTCGTTCAGCAGCGTGAGCCGTTTTTGTCGTGACCCGTGCAACGTAGCTGACTTGCGTCGTGGAAAATTAACGAAAATCTCCTTCGCCCAGACACACTCAAGCGTTGATAGTGGGGAGACAATCAGGCACTTCTGCACCGCACCGATGCTCATGAGGTAATCAGCCGCCCAAAGGGTAGCCAGTGTCTTGCCCGTGCCCAGACCGTTATTACAGAACGCACGACGATTCAGCGCAAAAAACTCCGCTGTAATGAGCTGGTGCTTGTATGGCTTAAACCGGCCCGGCCATTTATACTGCGTCCGCATCGGTGTCGGTGGTGTGTAACCGAGGTTGTTGAGCAACTGACTGTTCGCCAGAGAGAGCGGGACTGCTGCGTACGTCTGCCCTCTGACCTCGGCTACTTTGAGTTCTGGGAACACCACGCGGTGTTGGTCGATATTGTCTGGCCGATAGACCAGATGGTCGTTGATGATGTCTACTTGCATAGGAACTGATGGAGATACGTATCAATGTTGAACTTAATCGCGCAACACGTCTCTTCAATCTCGCACTCCCGGAGAGGCTCCAACCCCTCGTGCAGAGCTATAAGGTCAAGGACATGGCGAAGCAGCGACTCCAACACTTCATGCTCTGGCATACCACCCTTCCAGTTATCAAAGGCTCTCATTGAACCATCAGCCTGTTTGCGGTGAGCGCGCATATACTTGGCATAACTGAACAGCGCAGGAATAGAGAGCATTCGTATAAAGTCAATCCGCTCTGGGTCATTGTTGCGGGTAGCCCCGCCCTCAAAGGTTCGCATTGTTTCGTGGACAATTCCGTCTTTCATTCTACACCCCCTTAAGCCATTTTTCTACAACCATCAGTGAGTCATCACCGTCAACCAAGAACCATTTGCCACCTGCTTTTGTTATCGTTTCCGCTTGCTTCACTTGGAGCGGCGTAGGCTTCTTCCCTTCGGCCTTGGCTTCGATACCAAAGAAATGTCCGTTGTAGCAGCAGACAAAATCCGGTATGCCGTGCTGCCCCATACCAAGAGAAACGGGTAGGTAATACCACGCCCCATAATGCTTCAGCAGGCGCTTAATCTTTTCCTTCACTTTTCCTTCAGGCGTCGAGGAGGCCATTGGAACCCCTTTCATAGCAGATTTCACTGTGGACGATACTAAACGCTTTTTGTATCGATGGGACTTTCATACCCACAAACTCTGGGTAGCGCTTCGCGAGCAAATCAATAATATCGACCCACCGGAGTTTCTTCTTTTTGTACTCGTAAATTCTATCAATCTCATCCCGAACAATAGACCGGCATGTACGAACCGCTGTTACCCTGCGGACGGGTTTAAGTATCTTTGCCGCAAGTTCAGCCACTGTACAATCTGGCCGAGCCATTACTGCTTCTTGTTCTTTTTCTGCGTAAAATCCACAGTTTAGGCACGTTACTGACATCGGTGTTTCTATTTCATTCCGGTAGTATCCGTCAGACATAAGGCGCAACTTGCCGCTACACTTTGGGCATTTCATGTGTACTTCCCCCTTGATTCAGTTGTTAGAAAACTATTGAATAACCAATATCATCATCAGTTTGTACTGCTTTCATCTGGTCGTTACCTTTGAACCGGGCAACATAGGCCAGACGTGCTTCGCAATCAACGCGTTCAATATCCGGACAGGGAAACCATTCACACTTCTTACAGGGACTTACTTCCTTCGGGATATTGACCGCGCGATATTTCATTTGCTGATCTTCGCCCAATGACCACAGCTACTGAACTCATAACAGCCGTTTCGGTACTCGCAGTCAGGGACCATCACCGCAGCCAAATCCTCATCTTCCCCCCGAACCACCTCCCGTATCATCTTCATAATCTCAACGGTCTTCGGGTGGGACTTGGTACAGAGTCGTTTCTTCGCCATATCGAGTAGCCCTTGCGCGTTTGCTACCATCATATGATGTACCGGCGTTTGGCGGTTGGCTACCTCTGTTGCGCCCCTGTCTTCCCTCATCGACTGGACAAAGTGCATAACGCCAACATGATGCCTGACAAGGTGGGTTGAGACAAAACTTGGTATTGATCGTAATTCAATGCAGAAAATCTGCGTCCGAATAGGACTGTGTTCCGATTTATAAAACTTCTGCATGTTACGAACGCTCACCATACCACCAACAGTATAGGAACAGGCTCGTTCGAGCAGCGTCTTACCGGTTATCTTTTTACAGATTACGTTTGGTTCCATCACTCTCCCCTTAATAATTCATTCATCGCTTGTTCAATCGTGTTATGGTACTTTTCAAACTTTTCCTCAAATTCTTTTGTAACGTAACCATCGTATGTTTTATCAATTCCGTCAATAGCTTTTTGCATCATTTCGAGCCAGTAGGCTCTTTTTTCTTTCGCTTTGCGGTCTTCGCATTTCCTCAAGCGTTCCTGTAATATCGTCGCTGTCGCTTGGCACGTCCCGAGCAAACATACCTGAAACGCATCGTCCCCTTCTAATGGCCTGGTGAGCTGCATATATTATCCCCTGTAATAAAAACTAGTACCTTTTTGTTACACCTACTTACTACTCCACCTCAACGCCCTGCTTGTACCTGTCGAGTTCTGTGGTCAGGCGGTCGATTTCAACAGCTATCGGGTGACTTATCGGTATTGCATACAAAACGTCATGCAGCATTTTACCTCGCAGTACTTGTTCTAGTTCATCTCCCATCTCTATTCCTCCATTTTAAATAATGTTAAAATTCCCTTTGCTCTTCCGCTGTTCATTCTGTTTGAACAATATTCGATAGCACCAGCTAATCCGAGATCCCTATAATCATATTCTGGTAGTTGATGCTCGCTTGTAGCCCATCTCTCAAGACAGCGTATGAGACTTTCTTTTCTTTCCTGTGTAGGTTCTTTAAGATACGCAATACACCGTTTAAACGTTCTAGCTTGGTATGGTTTTTGTTTTACTCTCACTCCTCCACCTCCTCACATATCCTGCGTAGCTCTACTGCTTGCTTCGCCCTCATTTCGTCCCGAGCAGCATCCCTAGCAGCCTCCGCAGCAGCCCACGTAGCAGACCAAGCAGCAGCCCACGCAGCCTCCCACGTAGCCTCCGCAGCAGCCCACGCAGCAGCTCTCGCAGCAACTCTCGCAGCGGCTCTCGCAGCATTCCAAGCATCCTTCAATTCATCCTCTGTAGCCTGTCCGTTGGCGTATCTTTCGGCTACATCGAGTGCGTCTAGACTACGTTTGTCAGTCAGTAGGTACTGCACTTGCCGAGCGCACCATACCGCGAACAGGCGAATTTCTCTGTCTTTACCTTCGACTGCTCTCAGACACCAAATGGCATCATCTAGCCCGTTTGAGTCTAGGATTGTAAGCAAAGACAGTGGTTCGTCATCGGATTTGGTCTTACCGAGGTAGGCCAACAGCTTCTGCCAACCATCTGCGCACGGTTGGTGTTCTCTAATTTTGTTAAGCGTAGTTTTCATCTCTCACCACCTCCCCACATATCCGTCTCAATTCGGCCTCCTGTTTCTCCCTAGCAGCTTCCACAGCAGCATACGCAGCAGACCCCGCAGCCCACACAGCATACGCAGTAGCATTCGCGGCATACCTAGCAGCATCATCCGCAACATCCGCAGCAGCATCCGCAGCATACCACGCGGCAGTCCAAGCAGCAGCATACGCAGCAGCCTCCGCAGCATACCTCGCAGCCCCCGCAGTATCCCCATCAGCAGACGCAGCAGCCCTAGCAGCAGACGCAGCGGCAGTCAATTCATCATCTGTAGCCTCTCCGTTGGCAAACCGTTCAGCTACGTCGAGAGCGTCTAGGCTTCTCTGGTCTTTTAGTAAATGTTGTACCTGTCTGGCACACCAGACTGCAAACAGGCGGATCTCTTTGTCGTAGCCCTCTACGGCTTGTAAACACCAAATCGCATCATCAATACCGTTAGAGTCTATGATGGTTGCTATGCTGAGTGGCTCGTCATCTGCCTTAGTTTTACCCAAGTGGGCCAACAGCTTTTGCCATCCGTCAATGCATGGTTCGTATTTTCTTATTTTGTTAAGCGTTGTTTTCATCCCTCATCCCTCCTTCTGTGTCCGTGATTGTAACACTTGTAGTCTCCGCCACTTGCAGTACTTGAAAAACTCATTTCCGAATTTTGTGAATCTAATAATCGAATCAAGCGACCAGGCACCTATAATGGTAACGCAACCAGCCCCTCCAATTACCATGACACTCGCACCTATAACCCAAGCGATTTTACTTAATGTTTCTAACTCACTCATTTCTCTTCCTCCTTATACGTCATCGCTGCTATGGCTTTATGGCAAGAACAAGAAAAGCTTAAATGTTTAGCTTCTGCCTTAGCCTGCTCCCACCCTTTGCGGTGGGCTTCATAAAGCATATTATCAAGTTCACACTTCTGACACTGCCACTTTCCTGGGCGGACCATATCCATATCGCTTCCACAGACA